AGGTCTAGCCATCGTGATTCTCCGTGATTAAAACCAAATCTTATTATCAAATTACTACCATATGTATAGTTTTTGATATTTTATGTCTATCAATACAGCCAAGAATTGTTTTCATCTTTTTCGTCATTAACATACCATCTATCTTCTCCATCCCACTCTCCTTCCTCTAAACTATCAGAAGCGAACCCAAACGGCATAAGGTCATCCTCAATTTCTCTAATTTTTTCTTCATATATCTGTGTGCGAATATCACTATCTGTTAAAGACTTGAAATAATCTTGTCTAGTCATCCATGCAAATAACACCAAAGACATCACCAAATCGTCTGTATGCCCATCATCCGCTTCAAAAGAATTACCCTTTGCAACAAAAGTGATTAATTCGTTCACACAATCCACATCTTCTACTATAAGTTTATCTTCTTCAATTAAACTTTTTAGTATAGAGCAACCTAATTTTTTAACAGGTGTGGTGGTCCTTACACCCAACTGTGATTGTGATTTTCCTGAACCACCAAAACCACCATTTATAACCTGTCCCGCTCTTCCTTTATATATTGTCATCATAACATTTTCATATTCTAAATCTTTATATAAAACATCTGCTACTTGTCCGCCAATATCATTAATTTCTACTAAAACTTGTGCGTGATTATATTTTGTAGCAACTGCTCTAATAACTGTAGGATAAACCATAGGGGAAATTGTGTTATTTCTATACCGTGCAACAAGTTTATATGGCATATCTGTTGCATCTACTACCACAAATGCACTATAGTCCTTTCCTTGTCCCCGAGAGGTATCAACCGTTATAAAATAATCTCTATCCTCTTTAGGCTCTTCATATATCCATAACCCATCTGCATCTTTAGTTGCTGGGGTTGACCAATTCAATGATCTAAGTTTTGCTGATGATATTAATGTGTTTTGACTGCCCATAAAATCGCAAATAAATTCTTGCTGGAACTGAGAGGCTGAAGTATTTGCAATAGTATCTTCTTTCCATTTTTCGTCACGCAACGGACCACCGGGATATTGGGGAACCTGATCCCACTGAACCTCTATAGGAATATAGTCATTTTTTCCGTCTTCTCCAGGCTTCTTTGTTGCACCTTTCCAATAATAATAGAACATGTTTAAACCGTTTGGTGTTGAAATCATAATAACTTTTGTGTTTTGTCCAGCACTAATAGTAGGATAAACCGAATTAAAGAATTCTTCTGCTATAGTTGTGGGGACATGGGCAAATTCATCAAGTAACAAAATATTATAACTTCCACCGCGAATAGCACTAGATGATGTGGAAGATGCAATAATTCTTGAATCATTTTCTAATTTAATACTACCTTTATTCCATTCAACAATTCCTTGCTGTAACCAGAGAGGCAAATATTCATATGTGAGTTGTAATCTACTTAATATATCTTTAGCAACAGATTGTTTATTAGCAAGAATAGCAACATTCATATTTTGATTGAATAATATATAATGTAAAAGATATGCAACCATTGTCGTCGATTTTCCGCTCTGCCGCGGCAGTTTTGCAATCACAAATCGGTTATTGTGAACAGTTTCAACCATATCTTCTTGAAAATCATAAAGTTTAAATGGAACAAGTCCTTCATCTAGTGAAACTACTTTAATATATTTCTCAATAAAATATACAGGATCTTTAGAACATTTCATATATTCCTTCACCTGCTCCTCAGTGAATTGAATATCAATACCAGCCTCTTTAAGATTGGTGTTTCCTAAATACCCTCCCTGTTTGTCAGTCATTTATAATATCCGTATCCATAATTGAATCATCTGTAATTGCTTTTGTTCTACTTCGTTCTTGATTTATTAAATCTTGTAATTGACTAGTAGAACCAACATAAATGGATTGGTTGGTTGTATTGTGCTGATTAAGAATTATATCTTCTTTATCAATCTCTTTTACTTTCTTATGCAGTTCCATTAAATCTTTATTAACTTCAGAAACAGTTTTAATCATCTGAGCAGCAACTTCATACGCCCGAGGCGCATCCCCCTGAATTGCTACATTTAAAATACCTTCAATCGCATCTTCACCTTGTTTGATTAATTCTTTCATGTTCTGACGAACTAACCAATAGTCCTTTTCGCTGTCGGTAGTCTCTACTTCTACTACTTTAGCATTAGGTGGATGAACTATTTCCTTAGTGGTTTCTTCTTTTTTAAATTCTACATCTAATGCTTCAGATAATTTTTCATCCACACTTTTTTTATCCTTCTTCATAATACACATCACCTCTTATTCCTGCACTTGCACCACCAGAAGCACCAGTAGCACCTGTTCTGATTAGATGCGAATCATCTGTTACTGCTGGCCATGCTCCCGATACATTGAAAATATCCACATACGAATCTAAAATAATTGCAGATGTTTTGACTGGAGAAAAAACATAAGACTTTGCAGTAAATTCAAAACTCGTTGTTATGTTTCTTCTCGTATCAAAATCACCTTCATATTCTTCTATTGTATCAATATTATTCAAAACTATCGGAATATCTACTTTTGAATTTATATTATTTTGCTTAATTGTGACAATAAATTCGGGAGAAAAGTATGGAGTAATTTGTTCTATCACTTGTAAATTGTCATCCATGTTTCTTGTAAAAGAATAAAGTCCGAAAGAAACATTATATGGAACTTCATTATAATTCCATTCAGAATTACCCTCATTTGTGTGGTATTGTCTTGTTCTTAATTTGTTTGTTTTTCGGGCAGGATCATATGCGATTCCTGTTATATTAAATCCTAATGTAGGAAGAGTTATTTGAACTTTTGTTGTATCTGAAATAGAACTTGCTTGTTGAATTCTTCGAATAAATTTTTCTTTGGGACCATAAGATAAAGGAACTCTGATTTTTTCTTTCGTTGTTCCGTCAGAATTTTTGCGTATAATTTGAATATCATTAAACAGACTGCCAAATCCAATGACAACCTTTCTAATTGCTTCGTTGTAGAATGAAGTAAACATCAGTAACCCTCTTTGTACCCCTGCTCTATAAGGACATTCCATTTTTCTGTATTAGGAACTGCCATCTTTCTCTTACCGTTCTTATTTAGGTATTTGATACCCTTCTTTGCTTCTATAATTTTATTAACATGGATAGGATTTTTCATTGCATTATTTTGCTTCATTTTCTCAATCGTTTCGGGTGTGTGCTTTCTTCCATGCATTCCGATTTTCTTTTCTGCTTGGAGTCGTTTGCTGTTTTCTCCGATCTTCTTGCAGGTTTCTGGTGTTCTTGGATTTTCTTTATAATGTTTCTTCATTGCAATTGAAGTGGATTCGGAAATCTTTTGTTTGGTTTCTTCGGACAGAGTTTTACCACAATTCCATTTACCAAAATCTGGATTTGCTTTGTTCTTTTTGCTAATCTTTTGACCGACTGTTAGTTTCTTTTTGGGATCTGTGGTCCAATGCCCATTTCTGTGGTTGGTAAGATTATAATATCGTTTTCCCAATTCCTCTTCGTTTATCATAGATAAAAATTTATATTCTTCATCAATTAAATCTATTCTTGTTGTATAAACTCGTTTGAGAATCTTTCTCTTAAAATCGTTCGGTCTTCTTTTATATGCTCGTTTCATCCAATCCGAACTGCAAATATAACCATCATCTTCTGTTCCCCAATGACATCCAATATAATATCGTTTATGTTTTATATCATACCAAATATAAACAAATCCATATTTTTCTTCCATAACAAATCTCCTTATACTAATATATATAAAAAGTGTTGTTTCTAGTACGATCCTTCTGAAAAAGGATCAACATCAGTAAAGTCAAAGATGTCGTCTTGATCTCTGAATAATTCAATATCTTCATTGTCGCCCATTGGTTTATCATCTTCGGGTTCTTGCGGTATAATAATAGTTGTAGTGGTTTGAGTACTGATTTCGTATTCAGCCATAGATTTTGCACCTTTGACTGTTTCTCCGGTAGATGTTGATAGACTTCCCACAATATTCGTTACAGTGAGTTTAGTGGTAGTTGCATCCCAATCCGTCGCAATTGCTGTTGCCGTTGCATTACCAAGAGTCGCACCAGAGCCAGTAACACCAGTAACTTGATATATTGTTTCACCCTCATAAAAATTAGCAAACGAAGAACTGCTATGTCTGGTTCCAAGATCTAATTCAATGGCAAAGAATTTTCTTTCATCTTCTACAGTATCAATATTTCCATAACCAGTATCGATTTCTTCTTGACTATATGTAAATACTTCACACGATAAGACATATGTGTATAATTTTCCTAGCGAATAAAAGGGATTTTCGTGTTCAACAAAATTGACTTCAAAAAGAGTTTGACTGAGTGGAAAATATATCAAGTCTCCTTCTTTAGGACGAGTAGTATTTTCATACATTCCTACTTCTTCTGAAAATCTTTTTTTAGAAACAACCAAACTTATTCTATCTTTAATTTCTAAACCAAAACGAGAAATTATATCACCTTCACCTTCAAATCCATCAACAGAAGCAACATACATTTCTAACTGATAACCATCATCAAATTTTGAAATAGTGTCTTCTCCAAACAACTTATCTTCATTAATAAGAGTTCGGGGAATATAGACCATATCCTTACCCATTGTTTTTATAATTTCAATGGTTAAGTCTTCTGCAAGTCCCTGCTCACCAGTATGTTCTTTAAAGTATGGATTACGAGCCATGTTTTTTCCTAATTAGCCCTTCATAAAATCAACAGGAAGTTCATATTCCAATAGCATTTTTTCTTCTATTTCTCTTAATTCTTCAT